AAAGCGGTTCACACACACTTGGATTGCCTTTGCCTTGTCTTGGAAGATGCTGTAGGCACGGATGATATGAACCAGGCGACGGGTGCTGATGATTTCCTCAATACCACCATCGTAGAAGGTCTTGCGGATGATATCACCCCAGTCTACCAGGCGCTTGCAGAAGTCTGCGTCGCTCACACCAAGAGACTCAGCAACATTCTGGATGATTTTGATTTCCTGGGCAGGGGTAGGATATTCCTGTTCAAAGGTCACTGGGAATCGCTCAAGGAATGCCTCATTAAGCACATTGGTGCCGATGAAGCGACCATCATCACTGCCCTTGCCCTTAGTGTTAGCAGTAGCAAATACATTGAACCCAGCAGCAGGACGAATATACGTACCAATTTTTTTCAGGAACACACCCTTACCTTCAAGGATGGACTGGAGGCATAGAATCTTGTTGGAAGCAAGGTCAATTTCATCGAGTAGCAGGATTGCTCCTCGTTGGAGTGCTTCCACGACAGGTCCGTTATGCCAAACAGTTGCCCCATCGACAAGACGGAAACCGCCAATAAGATCGTCTTCATCAGTTTCAATAGTAATGTTGACGCGGATTAGTTCACGACCCAGTTGAGCACACGCTTGCTCCACACTGAACGTTTTACCATTACCCGAAAGACCCGTAATGAACGTAGGATAAAAGAGATTGGACTGAATAATCTTTTTAATGTCGCCAAAATTACCAAACTTGACAAAGGTATCATCTTTATCTGGGATAAGATTCTGTTCGATAGCAGGCATTGCTGCAGGAGCATTATAAGTAACTTCAAGTTCATTGACTGTATCTTGAGTAACCTCAAGATTCCAACGACCACGAGAAGTTTTAAAATTCTCAAGACGACGAGTAACCGTTTGATAGTTAAGACCACGAGAGGCACAGAATCCCCTAATGTCTGCAGCAGTTAGTTCAGAACCATACAGTTCTTTAATGCTGTCAATCAGTGCTTCGTCGTTCACAGAAATTTTGCGGGGCATGATCTAGTTAGGTGGGATCGATGTTTGAACAAAGTTATTATAGAGGCACATCATCGGATTTTTTCCGATCATGTGCCAGTTAATCAACTGTCACGCGACAAGATCAATAAACTCACTCAGAATTTTTTTGTTCATTTTTTTGGTCCTTAAACTCTTGACAAACGCACTCTTAATCTGAGTTTTTGTTGCATCCTCAGCAACCTGGAATTCAGACTCTTGGGTCATTGCGTTTGCTGCTAGTCCAAAGTAAGAATCGTAAGCAGTATTCTTGATTGAGAATGCGCGAGTCTTTTTCCAAGAATTCATAATCTTATCAAATTCGTCTCCATAAAATCCAACATACCTACGAATGAACGCGCCAGCATCACGAGATTCAAGAACACGAATACCAATAAAATTAGTATCTGAAAATTTATCTTTCAGGTTATTGATAAGAACATTGGGGTATTGATACCAGTCACAGTTGAAAGAGTAAGTTGTTCCCAATTTACGATCACGAAGAATACAACTAGAATTCATTCCACCAATACCAATGTATGGTTCAGATTCCCAATGACGTTTAACCTCACGGTGATACTTTAGCGGAGGTGCTTCACCGTCAGTAAGGATAACGCATTGAACCTTCTCCAGATTATTCTTCTTTTTAAATTGTGGAATAATTTTATGAAGACAAACCAAAGACTCATTTAAAGGAGTTCCAGAAAGACCCAATCCATTAGGACAAGGATATCTTGTATAAAATGTACGAGAGAACGATGCTGCCAATCTGAAGATATTTTTCATTTGAATGTCAAGATCACCCGACTTGACATTACTAGTAAACAAATTCAATAATGAGAAGTATTCTCCAAGATGTAGGATACCATCACGCTTCTCATACATTGGTTCTGGCATGATTGCCCTTCCATCAAGATCATATCTGATCTTTGCCCACTCATATGTGAAAGCATAAACCTCGAAGGGAATAGAAACTTTTTTACAAAACCAAACCAGATTAAAAAGTTGTTTGACGGTATCCAACATAACGTCCTGCATTGAACCAGACCAATCTAGTACAAACACTAGACCATGATTTTTACCATCAGGAAGAATAGTTACTTTTTTAAATACGTCTTCATTGTACCTGTAAGTATGAAGTTTACTTGTGTCAAGAACACCCGTCTTGGCAACTGATGCACGGGCGTAAGCACTAGCAGACTTTCTACACTCAAACTCTTTAACAAGATAACTAACTTCCTTTTGAGCAGAACGTTTGAACTCTACATACTTTTGATCTACATATTCAAAAACATCTTCTTCAGCATATCCATTCCAAGTAGAGTTGATTTGCTCATAGATATCAGCATTTGGAACAATTACAGTATCAAGGTTAACATCTGGAATTTCAAGATAAACATTTTCATATGTATTCTCATTAATCAAATCTTTCAATGCATCTTCAAGAGACTGCGCTGTTTTAACAGAAGGTTCTTCTTCACTGGGTCCATCTGAAGGCATCATATCTGGTGCTTTAGAACTCCCACCATTATCAGCACTTGGAATATTTTGATTCGACTCAGATTTATCTTCAGAAGAATCTTCACTTACATTCTCACTGGGCATCTCACTTGGAGCACTTGACGATGACGCTCCTGTATTCCCAGCAGAATCAAGTTCTACCTTATTTTCTTTCTCTTCTTCTTTTTTCTTGCAATAATTATAGAGTCGTTCTGCTGCATCAAGAACATCATCAAAAGTTTCACACTTGCCAACTTGATCAACAATTAATTTCTCTTCATCATCAAAAGGAATTTGAATATAATTACCAACCTTATAAAAGAGATTTACCTTATCGGCAAGGTTGTAAGTATTGATGTCATCATCACCAATAGAGAAGAAGTCGTCATCAGACAGTTCCTGATAACCCCGATAAAAAGTCTTTGCCAGACCCATGTAGCGGCGCTTCATCATCTTCTCAATGCGAGCATCCTCAACTACATTTACAAATTGGGGTGGTATTTTGCGTTCCTTTAACCAGTCAATATCTGGCGTATACAATGCATGACCAACTTCATGACCCACGAGGAGGTCATACACAGTGTTGCTTGCCCTCTCCCACATTGGCAGGGTCAACACACGGGTATGGACATTGAATTGTGCAGTATCAACGGACTTGTGCTCAACAACAAGGTCTTCAGTAGCAAGGAGGCGAGCAAGATTGCCCTTTACTTGTTGGTTGATAGGCATTGGTCTTTGTTTGAACTGAACGTATTATACAAAGAAGGGTCGCCCTTTGGACGACCCATGTGACGCTTTTTGAACTGGCGCAGTGCTTCACGCCTTGCTCTCAACGCCTGAGGTTTAAGTTTTCTCTTCTGTTCTTTTTTAGAGTGGTGTTGCCAATTCGGGGTTGTCATCGATCGTATCCAGAACATTGATGGTGGGGAACCATCCAGTACTAGTTAGCAAACTAACATCCGCAACGTTGTCTTGTCTCTCTCCAGGAGTCAGTTCTTTAACTGGCAAGTGACCCATCCCCATCTTCTCAGCAAGTTCTCTAACTGATACAGATTTTCCAGATCCTACAGAAACTGGTCCACAAATTTTGCTACTTGCAAGATAACGAATAGCGCGACAAACATCTTTAACATGAATCCAATCTCTGCGGTGATTAGTCACATAAGTTGCGGTTTTATCTTCAAGCATACGATACATCATATCTGGACGACTATCGGGTCCATATACAGTTGTAAATCTCATCCCAACTGAGTTTGGTGGTGCCATTTGCTCATTAATCCATTTTGTCATGGCATATGGATTTTCCCAGTAATCTTCCTCAACTGCACTAGAGGAAGCATACAAAAGTCTTGTATTAGTTTCTCTACACCAATCAAAAAGTTTTTTGGACTTTACCACATTATTCTCATAAAACTTTTGAGGATTTTCTAGACTATCCCTGATGTTTGCAAATGCTGCAAGGTGAATAACCAACTCATATTCACCACCATCAAAGTTACTAATGTCATATGGGAAGTCCATTCCCACAACAAGATTATTGTGAGTGCTTTGCCAATCAGCAAATACGTTCCTACCAATAAATCCCCTATGACCAGTGATTAAAATCTTCATGATGCCAACCTACTAAATCCTTTCACCTTCTCAAATTTTAACACATTCAAGAACTTATCGCGCATTCCTTCCTTGTGAGAAATAACAAATGTATTTGCATCTTTGATTACAAACCTAATAATCTTCATGAACTCATCTGTACCAAATCCATCAAGGGATGAATCAAAAGTCTCATCAAAAATAATCAAATTACAATTTAATGAGTTCTTAATTTTTGCTATCTCTCTCCATGTAAACAGAAGTGCAAGGTCAATACGCATCTTCTCACCTTCACTGAAGGAAGCATAAGAGAAGTCTTCGTGAATAGGTGACTGAATGGATTCATTGAACTCCTCATCCAAACAGAAGTTCACAAAGAATTCCATCATCTGAAGATATCTATTTACCTGATTATTAATCAGTGGTAAATATTTTTTAATAATTTGACCTTTGACGCCGCCATCTTTTAACAAATCAAAAATAAAATTATAGTTGATTAAAAGATCTTTATTGCTATCTGCGTCTTTAGATACAATTTTATATTGTTCTTCTAAACTCTTTAACTTCTCATGTTCAGAATTTCTTGTTTCAAGTCTATCGGCAACAGTTTGAATTTCTTGTTCAAGACCACTGACCTGTCGCTGGTATCCAGAGATCTTAGTATTAATTTGAGAAATCTCATGTGTTAAGGTAGTTACCTCTTTTGAAATTGTAGAGAAATGACGCTCTCGCTCTTCTTCCTCTTTAATTGCCTCTTCTAGTTCTTTATAACCAGATTGCAACTCCTTTGCTTTATCTTGAGCGTCCTTAATTCTATTTATTCTGAAGACTTCTTCTATAGACTGGGTACATGTAGGGCATACCGTATTGTTAGTAAAGAACTTATGCTCTTCGGTAATTGTTGTAACTTTTTGAGATATCTTTCCTTTAAGGTTTCCCAATTTACGAAGTTTAGACGTTGCTCCAGAGTATTCTTCAAGTTCTTTTTGTTTCTCTTGCAATTGATTCTCAATAGCAAGTGAGTCAATAAGTAATTTATCCTGAGCATCTTTTAGTTCTTGAATCTGCTCTTTTTTTGCTTTAATGTCAGATTTGCCTAAACGTTCTACTTCATCAATAAACTCTTTTTGCATTCTGAGTTTATCTTCTACAGATTCCTTTTTAAGTGAGAGATTTCTAATATCTTCTCGGCACGCTTTAATCTTATCCTTTATAACAGAATTCATCGAAGAGAAGATCTTAATGTCTAACAAGTCTTCAATGACTTCTCTCCTAGAAGCAGCAGGAAGTTGCATAAAAGGAATAAAATTGCTGCTCCCAAGAATAACAATTTGAGTAAATGATTTGTAATTCATTTTCAGAACTACACTTTCTAACCACGTCTGCTGATCTTTAGAAGCAGCGTCGGAGTTTAATAACTCTCCGTCTTTATAGATCTGAAATACTGTTGGTTTAATTCCACGTATTATCTTCCACTTAGTATTACTAATCTTGAACTCAATTTCGACTAAGCAATCTTTTTCGTTGACTGAATTTATAAGTTGAGGTTTATTAACTCCACGATAAGATTTTCCAAACAAAGAAAAAGTCAAGGCATCAAGCATTGTACTTTTACCAGCACCGTTGTTACCAATGACAAGAGTTGTAGATGCTGTTGTAAAATTTATCTCAGTAAACTGATTGCCTGTACTAAGGAAATTTTTATATCGAAGTTTTTCAAATAAGATCATTATCTTCTGGCGGTATTACAAG